TTTTAATCCACCAACACCAACCTTTAATCCTCCAACTTTTAATCCACCAACACCAACCTTTAATCCTCCAACTTTTAATCCACCAACACCAACCTTTAATCCTCCAACTTTTAATCCCCCTGCACCAACCTTTACACCAGCATATACACCATCTAGAGCATCAAATGCTGCACCAATAAATACACAAAGTTCACAACCACAATTTAATCCAACACCTACACAAAATCAAACACCTGCATATATGCCAGCAGCATATACACCAACAATGACACAATATGGACCACCAAGTGTTTCATCAAATTATCAAGGAATATCAGTACCACCACCATCAACACAAAATGTTTTACCAGTATATTCTCATAATTTATTATCACCATCATTTACAGAAGCAACACTTATGCCAAATCAAACATTTACACCAATGCCAACTAAACCACCAACAAATTCAGCAGGATATTCAACTAACATGATTGTTCAATCAAAACAAGTATCTAAAGCATTATATTCATATAATTCACCAATATATAAATCATTAAAAGGAGGATTTTCAAATGAATCATTAGTAGCTAAAATGTCAGATTTATATTCTCAAATAAATAAATAATATATATATAGTATGACAGAATATCATCCAGAAATTTCAATACAAAACATATATACAACATTTACACCAGCCGGATTAAAAAACTATACACCATCTAATACACCTGTAGCTAATTACACTTTTGGTGATTTAACTTATCCAAATAAAGATGGTAATCAATTTCAAGATAAATTAACTTCAGATGCAATGTTAAATACGCCAGGAGTAATAATTTCAGATCCAAATTTAATGCCAAATATGCCAACTACAAGAAATGGATGTCCACAAGGATATACAATGAAACCTAAGTTTATTTACAATATAACTAGCGATACTGGTGAAATACAACCAGCAATATTGAATAATTATTGTATATCAGATAATTCGTTAATGCGTAAAAATCCTACACAACAAGTTTTAAGTAGATTATGTGGTAATCCAGATTATGCAATATTGGTTGATAATGTAAATTTTGTATACAAATGTGCATATAATCCAAATTCTTAATTTTTTCTTTACTTATATTATAGAATGTCAAACGTAAATACAAATGCCGTTCCATTTGTTAAAATACCAGAATGTGCGATAAATTATGAATACTATTCATCATTTGATTATAAATCAGGAACAGTAAATAATGTATGTATTTCATCAGTAGGATTTTTTGAAACTGAAGGTAATAAGAAAAAATTAGATGAAGTATGTGGAGTAGGTAAACCAATTTTATTAAATACTAAACAAAATGCATATCGTTGCGTTTATCAACCAAATTAATAATATAAATTATAAAAATTTTTATATTAATAATATATAAAGAAATGTCTACCTATTTAAATTCAGTAGAACTCCCTGAAAATATTCAGTTGATACCTGGTCATAGTTCAGAAATTAATATAGAAAAATTACCAAATTCAACAGATTGTACAACAACAATGACTTATATATCAGTAAATGATGTTGAAATTAATCAATCTTGTTCAGTTAAAACATCTACATATCAAGTAATTGATAGTTCAAACCAATTAGTTACAGTTCATCAAGGAGAACCATCAACTGGTAGAGTAGCAAATTGTCCATATACAATGACAATGGACCAAGGTGTTGTTACAGTAAATGCTACTTGTAAATTAGCAGATTTACCAAATTATATAGCTAAATCACAATTTACAGCAAATCCTGATACAGATATGCCTTATAGCTATGGTACAACATATGGCTCTAGTTATGGTAATGGATCAAATAGAGCCAATGGTAATTTTGCAAACAACGAAATTAACAAAGCAGATGATTGCCCAGATGATTATATTTTACATAAAAATTTTATTTATGATATACCAAACTCTGATGGTACATACTCAAGAGGTCAATACAATAACGTATGCATATCAGATTATAATATTACATATCCTGCACCATCTAAAAGAGTTTATGTTGGAGAAGCAAATCCATGGAGTAATAATAAAAAAGTATCAAGTATGTGTTCTAATAATGGTAGAGCTATTTTAGTGGATAGAGAAACTAATACATACAAATGTGTATTTAACCCACAATCTTAACAAAACCATAATCACCATCAGAACCATTATTTTGAAATAAAGGATCAGTACATTTCCAGCCTAAATTTTCTATAATACCAAGTGATTGATTAGCTAATAAAGCACCTTTATTATATTCGACACTTTGTAATTCTACTATTAATCTACTAGCATTATTAATAGTATTAATTCCACCATTTATAATATCTATTTCTGCACCTTGAACATCTATTTTAACAAAATCAGGTAAAGGAAATCCTCTTTCTTTAACAATCGTATCTAATGTCATTGTTTTCATTTCAATATATTTATCTTCAGGAAAGAAATCACCAAATTTACATCCTATTTCTCTATAATATGAATTACCACCAGGATGAAAATCATTTTGATAAAATCTAACAATATTATTATCAACATTGCTTAATACACCAATATGATAATCATATCCAGAATATAAAAATTCAGCAGGTTGAAATGCATCAAATAAAATTATTTTAGCATTTGGCCATAATTTTTTAGCAATATTTGTCCAGTGTAATACACAAGAACCTATATCATAAATAACTTTTGGTTCGAAACCACTTTTTTTAAGTTTTAATAAATATTTAACATGATTTGATGGTATAGGTTGTTCTTTGTTTAAATTTTCTAAAAATATGTTCAAATCCATAATATAATTTATATAATATATATTAAATAATAACGCAAATGAAATTTATATTTACTGAAAGTTTTAAGTTAATTTGGAATGGTTATACTGCAAGACATGATAAAGGAATAAGTGGTAGTCATACAGTATCTATGTATTTAGCAGAAGGATTAGCTAAATTAGGTCATGATGTTATAATGGTAAATACAACATCAAATGTAAAAACAGTTTTACGAACAAAAAATAGAGTAATCAAGGAAACAGTATATAATAATAATATAATTGAAGGTAATTATAATAATGTTAAATATGTAAATTATAATAATATGTCTAATTTATCATGTGATTATATAATTACAACGAATTGTACAGATGATTTAAATATATTGAATAAAATTACAGACTATAAGAAAATAATAGTTATAATGCATAATAATTTGTATCCAGCCGGACCTTTACTAAAATATCATGATAAAACAAAAATTATTATTGCATTTATATCAAATGTATCAAAAGAAAATATATTAAATTCAGAAGATAACTTTCTAAAAGAATACGATAGTATATTATTAAATAATAGTATTGATATATCAGAAATCAATGTAAATTCAGAAAAAGAAAAGAGTTTTGTATATTTTCCTTGTATTGAAAGAGGATATAAAATGGCTGTAGAAGTAATAAAACATTTTCCAGATTTTAAATTATATACAAATACGTATGTAGATGATAATAGAGAGTTAATTAATCAAAATCAACAAATTATATTAACAGAAGATTCATCAAAGAATACAATATATAAATATTATCAAAAAAGTAAGTATTTTGTATATCCATTAATTAATTTGGATACCGATAGAATACATTTTGACACATTTGGATATGTAGTATTAGAAGCATTGTTACATGGTATAGTAGTTATTGCACCAAAAATGGTAGTTAACGAAGAATTATTTGGAGATGCAGTATGTTATATTGATACAGATGATATAATTCCTAAAGATGATTTATTGCATTGGCATAAATGGAATCCGAATTTTGGATTACCGATTTTGAATAGATATGTAGAAAAAATAAATTTATTAGAATCAGATGTAGAATTATATAATAGTTATGTAGAAAAGGGTTTATTATTAAAAGATAAATATTCTAATATAACAATAGCGTCTAATTTGTTAAATATGTTAAATTAAAAAAGAATATATATATATGAAGTTTGTATTTAGTGAAAGTTATATATTAAAGTGGAATGGATATACTGCTAGAAATAAAAAAGGAATAAGTGGAACTCATAATGCTTCAATGTATTTAGCAGAAGCACTTGCAAGATTAAATCATGAAGTTATTTTTGTAAATGTAAATAATAATATTATTTCAGGAGAATATTTAAATGTTAAATATATAAATTATGATGAATTTGAGTCATGTAATTGTGATTATATAATAACAACATATATGACAGAAGATTTAAAAATATTAAGTAAAATATTAAATTATAATAAACTTATAATGATAATGAATAATCCATTATATATACCATACATATATAGAAATAGAAATTTATTACAGTTAGTTAATCCTAATAAAATAATAATTGCATTTATTTCTGAATGTTCAAAATATCATATATTATTAAGAAAAAGTAATAATTATTTGAAATATTATAATCAAATATTATTACATAATAGCATAGATATAAATGATATTAAATCAATAACAGAAAAAGAAAATAGTTTTATATTTTTTGCATGTTTAGAAAGAGGATTTAAAATGGCAGTAGAAATAAGAAATAGATTTAATAAAGATTTTAAAATATATACTAATACATATTCTAATACTGATATTTATAGTCAATCAGAATCAAAAAATATAATTATAACAGAAAACTCATCAAAAAATACAATATTGAATTATTGTGCAAAAAGTAAATATTTTATATATTCAATAGTAAATTTAGATACAAACAATGTTCATTATGATTGTGCTCCATATGTAATTTTAGAAGCATTATTAAGCGGAGTAGTAGTCATTGCTCCAAGAATGAAATTATTTGAAGAATTATATGGAGATGCAATTTGCTATGTTGATTCAGGTGAACTTATATCAGAAAAAGAATTATTATTTCCAGATCTTGATAATAATGAGGGTCTATTAAGTATTTTTCCAAATTTTGGTAGAATTCTTATTGATAAGTATGTAGAAAAATTAAATTTATTAGAATCAGATGTAGATTTATATAATAGTTATGTTAAAAAGGGAATTTTATTAAAAGATAAATATGATAATATTAAAATTGCTAATTTTTTATTAGATAGTCTTAGTAAAGTAACAGATATGAGTAAAGAAGATATAGAAACAATATTAAAAATTAATAATAATAATAATAAAATTGTACTTAATAATAGGTTAAATAAATATAAATAATATAAATAATTATAACATAATGCCAAAAACAATATTAACAATATTTGCAGGAAGAGAAAGAAATATTAATATTTTAAAAAGATATTTATCAAAAGCATTAGAATTAAAAATATTAGATGAAGTTCATTACTGGAATTATACTAGAAAAGATTCAGATGAAGAATATATGAAATCAATTAGTAATATTAAAAGAACATCTAGTGGTGTTAAAATATCAAATGTTAGTAGAGCATTTTTAATGAAACACAATCCAGCTGGATTAAAATTTTTAGAACCATCACCTACAAAATATACTGAAATATTTACGAATATTATAAATAATTCATTTAATTTTGATGTTAAAGCACCATTTGGAGTAAATATTAAAGTATTAAATGATGATAATTCATATGAAATTATATTAGGAGGAAATAGAAATAATAATTCATATATTAATAATGATGAACTAATATTTGAAACACCTAATGTTCTTGATGAAGATAATAAAGTAAATTTTAGATTTGAAGTAAATAATAATTTTTTAACAGTGTATAGAAATAATACATATTTATTTAAATTTGAAGTGAATAATTTTGATATTAAAAGAATATTTGTAAAAACAGAACAAGGATCAGTCGGTGATTTTACATATGAAATAATAAAAAATAAAGGATATTATTTAATGGATCCATGTCAGAAAAAACCATGGTTTAATTATTATCATCATTATTGTAAACCAGAATACAAAGATGATATAATAATTAAATGTGATGATGATATTGTATATATGGATTTAACTAAATTACAAGAATTTATTAATTATAGAAAAACAAGTAATGCAAATTTACTTTTTGCCAATACAGTGAATAATGGAGTAGCATCACATTATTTACAATCTAAATTTAAATTAATACCGTATGATTTAATGGAATTAGAATATCCAAAAGATGGTCTGGAAGGTAGTTTATGGGAAAGTGGTGAGAAAGCAAATAAATTACATAATTATTTTATTGATAATTATAAGTCGTTTATTGACTATAATTATAATAATGAAGTTATACCAGTTAAAACAAGATTTAGTATTAACTTTTTTGCAGTGAAAGGTAGTGATTGGCCATTAATAAAAGATTGTGGTTCAGATGATGAACATAATTTAACAGTGCATTTTGTAAAAGAATTAAATTTTAATAATGAAATATATTGTAATTTTATAGTATCACATTTATCATTCTTTAAACAAGAAGAAACAGGTATTGATAGTAATAATTTAAGAGTTAGATATACTAAAATGGCTGATGAATTAAATATTTAAAATTATCATTTAATAGTTTATATTCAAAGATAGATTTATCTATTTTCATAATAAGATTATCAATTTCTTTTTCAGCTAGTTCAGCTTGTTTTATTTTTTCACATTCAGTATGATTTTTTTCTTGAATATTAATAAATAGTTTTTCTGAAATATCATCATTAATTATATATTTTCGATAAGGAACAATCTTCTTAAATGTTTTTGATATCGTGACATCTGATATATCAAAAATCTTGGATAAATTTTGTATAGAGTAGTCTATTTCATAAATTTGATAGATTAACATAACAGCCGATGCAGCAATAGAAGGTGGTTGATGGTCTGTTGCAATATCTAACTTGACAATATTCTTCACTATCTTTTTTGCTAATTCAGCATAATTACCTAACTTAAGTTTACCTTTAAACCTGTCAATAAAGTCTTCAGGTTTACTTGATCGAATACAATCATAAATATTGTAATCCATAACTTCAAAAAGTTTGCGACATCCAGATGTAATATGCTTAACTTTAAGGTCAAAGATCTTTGCAATTTCTTTATGACTGCGTGGTAATTTTTGCATCTTTGCACCTTCTAAAACACAAGCAGCGATTAAACTTTTACGATTATCACCACGAATGATAATTTTCTTACCATTCTTGTTTTTTTGTTCAGTGAATTTCTTATATAAATTACGTGCATTATCAATTACAGATTTAGGAATATTTTCTTTCCTACATTTAACTTCAATCTCTTGTAAAACGTCATATAAACTTCGTTCTTCATAGGGCATTTGAGACCAAATATGTAATCTTTTTAATTTATTATTCATTCCACCGATACTAGTACCTAAAGATGCTTGAGGTAAAAAATAATTATTTTGTTGAGCACATCTATCATTATCATTTTTATCTTCCCAATTAGATATTTCCATTGATGTATCAAAATATTCCATTAATTCTCTTCCACAATTACCACAAACACATTTTCCTCGCATTTGGTCATCGATAATATTACGATCACCACAATCAGGACACAATTTTAATTTTTTTGGATCTAATTTATCCTCATTAGTTAAATTAGAAACTAAATCATACGCAGTTTCGAGATCCATTTCTGGAATTCTATTGTTTATATATAAAAATATATCTTTATGTTAAGATTTCAAATTTTTATTTTCTTTATATCTATTATATGCAAGAAAATTTTAGAGGTGGTGGTGGTCATGGAGGTAGTAGAGGAGGCGGTTGGAGTGGTGGAGGAAGAGGATGGCATCATGGAGGAGGAGGAAGATATCGTGGAGGGTTAGCATATGGAGGATGGGATGGTGGTTGGGATTGGGGATATCCAGTTTATCCATATATAACAACAGTTGTTCCTTCATGTCCAACAGATTATGGGTTAGTTAATAATTTTAATTACATTAGTAATGGAGTTCCAAATTCCGTTAATAATGTATGTGTAAGTGTTGATACTAAAGATAGTAATCAAGTTTGTAAAAGTGGTGGTGCATTAGTATTAACAAATGCTTCTGATAAAACATATAAATGTATGGTTAATCCATTGTAGCTATATTGTCATGCAATTCATGTTCTTGTATGTCTTCTCTAACTTTAGGTTTATTTTTATTTCTATTTAAAATTTCTAAATAATCATTTTGAAGATTATTTTCTAATTTATTTTCTTTCTTTTCAGGTGTAATATATGCAATTAATTTGAATGTATTAAGAAGAATAATAACTTTGAATTGTAAATAATATTTTTTAAACGTATTTAATTGATTTAATGAATTAAATATAAAAGTAAATGTATTATTAATACCTATTTCAATAGAATTAAAAAGAAATACTTTATCTAATGAATCATGAAATATATATAACTGATTATTTAATAGTAAAAATATAGATAATACAATATAACTAATTAGAGCAGATAGTAATGAAAATAAAAAACTCCATTGTAAAATAATGTAAAAGCATAAAAATAATAAAACGTTTGGTACGTGAATATATAACATCTTATAAATTGAAAATTGTAATTATTATAAATATAAACATTATTTCTTATATAGTAATAATATGTTATCTTCCAAAATGGATAAACCAAGTATAAATAAAGAATCCATTTTTAAGTTAATTGATTTTTATTTTGCAAGTGACCCTCTATATAAATTTCAACATGATTCATATGATCAATTTATTAATGATATTGTATTTCCAACATTAAAAGAGAGTCCAAATATTATTGCAGAAAATGTATTTCAAGATAAAATTTATAGACACAGATTAGAATTTTCAGAAATTGCATTAAAACCACCGGTAAATGAAATTGATGATGAATTAATTTTTCCAGAAGATGCACGTCTAAAACATTTATCATATTCAGGTAAGTTGATTTCTAATGTAAAACAAATGTTAGATATTATTGAAGCTCAAACAGGTGCAACAACAACTAAATTAATTACAGAGGATAAAGAAGTTCCAATTGCACGTATACCAATTATGGTAAGGTCTAGATATTGTAATACAGTATTACGACCAGATGTTCCTAATACAGAATGTTATTTTGACCCAGGTTGTTATTTCATTGTTGGTTCTAGTGGTCATATAAATGAACGTGTAATTTTAACACATGAAAGAATATGTGAAAATAAATCATTAGTATTAACGAAACGTGATCCAAGTTATAATCGTGGAAAAATGTTTTATATTCAAATCAATTCTAAGACACCTGATATTTTAGGTATGATAAATGTATTTACAATTAGAATGAATAAAAATGATTCAATTGTATGTTTAACAAGACAATTTGCAGAAATTCCTCTTTTTGTTTTGTTTCGTGCATTAGGAATTATTTCTGATAATGATATTATTAAATATTGTACTTATGATGATACAGATACAGATATGATTAATGTTTTACGCTATTCATTAGATGATGGATTATATGCAAAAATTTCAGATGAAGCAAAGCCTAAAGAGATTAGAACGCAAGAAGATGCAATTAATTTCTTGATGGCACGATTAAAAAATAATAAGAAATATAGTGAAACAGATGCAGTTGTAAGAGAGCAACAAAAGAAAGTACATGTAATGAAAATCTTAGAGAATGAATTATTACCACATGTTACAGGTGGATTACATAATAAAGCATGTTATTTGGGATATATGATTAATAAATTAATGTTATGTTATTTAGGAAGAATTGAAGAAGATGATAGAGATTCATATGTAAACAAACGTCTTTGGTTACCTGGAGTATTATTAGGACAATTATTCAAATCGCATTATAATAAGATGTTAAATAATATTACAAAGTTTTTCAAGAAGAAGAACAATGATGATAATAATCCAATTAAGATAATTAATCAAATTAAGCCAAGTATTATTGAAGATGGATTAAAGTCAGCATTATTAACAGGTACATGGACTGAAAGACGTAAAGGTGTTGCTCAGTTATTACAAAGATTATCATATTTACAGACAATTTCGTATTATCGTAAAATTATTACACCTTCACCTGATGCATCAAATAACAAGATTACTACAATGCGTCAAGTAAATAATATTCAATTAGGATTTGTATGTGTGGTAGAAACACCAGAAGGTCAAAAGATTGGTCTTGTTAAAGGTATGGCATTAACAGCAACACCAACAATGACATTATATTCACAAATTCCAATTATTAAGAAATTATTAAATGGTAGAATGTTAGAATTAGCGAGTGTAACACCTTATCAATACAAACAATATGTTAAAGTATTATTAAATGGTGATTGGATTGGTATGACAGATAAACCAAAAGAATTGCATGAGTATTTATTAGACAAGAGAAAAATGCAAGAATTAGATTATACAGTAAGTATTATGTTAAATTATTCAACAAAAGAATTAAAGATATATTGTGATGGTGGACGATTAGTAAGACCATTATTAAATGTAAGAAATAATGAATTAGTATTAAAACCAGAAATGTTAGATGAAATTGATGCAGAAGATGTAACTGGTAAGAAGATTAATAAATTCAATGATTTTTTGATTAAGCATCCAGATGTATTTGATTTTGTTGATGTTGAAACAACAGAAAGTACAATGATATCAATGACATTTGATAATTTAAAAGAAGAAAGAATTAAGATGTTAACAGATATTAAAGAAAAAGATTTGCATGTAACAGGTGATCCAGTAAATCGATATGATAAAATTTATGTGAAATATACTCATTGTGAATTACATCCATCGATGATGTTAGGAAGTATTACATCAAATATTCCATACGCAAATCATAATTATGGTAATCGTAATATTCTTTTCTTCTCGCAATCACGTCATGCGATTGGAATATATGCAAGTAATTACAGATATAGAACAGATAAATCATATTTATTATATCATCCACAAACACCAGTTGTTACAACTAAAGCAGCAAAATGGTTGCATACACAAGATATTCCAGCAGGTGAAAATTGTGTAGTAGCAATTATGTGTTATACTGGATTTAATCAAGAAGATTCTAAATTAGTAAATAAGAGTGGTGTTGATAGAGGATTATTATGTGCAACAGTATTGGATAAGAAAGATGAAAGCATTGAAAAGAATCCTACTACATCATTAGATGATATTTTTATGCGACCTGATAAAACCAAGACAGTTGGAATGAAGGATGCTAAGTATGATAAATTAAATGAGAGAGGATTTGTACCAGAAGAAACGGTATTAGAAAATAATGATGTATTAATTGGTAAGGTATCACCAATCTTAAAAGATGAATCGAATAAAGTTTATCGTGATTCTAGTAATGTATATCGTTCAACTGTACCATCAACAGTGGATAAAGTATATACAGTTACAAATGGTGATGGTTATGAAATGTATAACATGCGTCTTCGCAGTGAGCGACCAATTCAGATAGGCGATAAATTATGTTTAACTGATGACCATGATGTATTAACACAAAATCGTGGATGGATACCTATTAATGAAATTAAATTAGTGGATAAAGTAGGTCAATTAAATCCGATTACAAATCAAATGGAATATGTAAATCCAGTTGAATTATTTGAGTATAATATGAATAATGAAGATATTTATGAAGTTGAATCTCAAGGTGTAAGTTTAAGAACAACATTAAATCACCGCATGTGGGTGAAACTAGAAGATAAATTTGACTTAATTGAGGCAAAAGATATTATAAATAAAAATGTAGAATATGCAACATTAGATGATAATTATGCATCTATTAAATGTGATATGAGTTATAAGGTAGAACTAGTATATAGATATTCAGGTAAAGTATATTGTATTCAAGTGCCGACGCACATATTTATGGTACGCAGAAATGGTAGAATTGTATGGACAGGTAATTCAACTCGCCATGGTCAGAAAGGAACAACCGGAGCATTAGTAACGTCATGTGACATGCCATTTACAGCATCGGGAATTCAGCCAGATGTAATTCTAAATCCTAACTGTATTCCATCACGCATGACAATTGCTCAATTATTAGAAGCGATTTATGGTAAAGTAGGAGCATTAGAATGTGATTATATTGATGGAACACCATTTCAAGATAATAATGATATTACGGATGCGAATGAAATTTTACGTAAATATGGATTTGAAGATTATGGATTAGAGACGATGTATAGTGGATTTACGGGAGAGAAGATGGAAGCAAGAATTTTCTTATGCCCGACATATTATTTACGCTTGAAACATTTAGCGATGGACAAGATGCATGCTCGTGCGTCAGGTCCCAAGCAGATTTTAACACGTCAACCACCAGATGGTCGTGCCAGAGATGGTGGATTACGTTGGGGTGAAATGGAACGTGATGTGGGTATTGCACATGGTGCAGCCTTTTTACTAAGAGAGAAATTATTAGAAGCATCGGATAAGTATACGGTGTATGTATGTAATATTTGTGGATTATTTGCGAATAAGATGCCGAAGAAGGATGTGTATCATTGCCAAAGCTGTAAAAATTCGACGAGAATTAGTAAAGTCATTTTACCATATGCATTTAAATTGCTGATACAAGAATTAATGAGCGTGCAGATTTTACCTAGATTGAAGGTGAAGGAGGACGAATTTGCGTGAATACACGCAAATAAGATTATAAAATTTTCTTAAAATTTGTATAACGAATATAATTAACGGAGCTAATTATATAGGATTAATTATGAATAATTAACGAATTTGCGTGAATACACGCAAATAAGATTATAAAATTATAAAATTTTTTTATTAAATTACAAATAAAAAAATTAGATTCCTACATATTCAACACTATATACATAAGTAGAATTTGCACCTTGAGCAGGAATACTGCAATTTGGACTACTTGCATTACCCCAAGTAGCACTTGGAAAACAACAATCTCCTGCTTGATATCCAGGACGCCATGCACCTGTACCAGACGGTCCAGTACCAGTCCAAAGGTGAATTAAGCTATTATAACCAGAATTATTACCATCACTCCATCGAAAGTTAAGATGTATTGGATATTTATAAGCACCTGCAGGTAATGGAATAGTGCAATCGCTAGCTAATGAACCATAACCTTTCATTGTAGTTACACCACCAATGCTTACTTTACCAATAGTAGCACCATTATAATAAGCACCATCACCAACACTTAAAAGACCACTAACAGCTACATTATCCCACATGCCAATATTTCTTTGACCATTACTACCAGCCATATTACCTAAAATCATTAAATTTTTATAAGAACCAGTGTCACTTGATAATTCAGCATTTGTCGCAGAACTTGCACCTGAAAATCCTTTTGTCAAGCTAATATTACCACCTTTTAAATTACGACCAGCAGTAATATCGCCATTATCATAAATATAAGTACCCGTATCAGTACCATCCGCATGAGCAAATTTCATTCTCCATCCAGTACCATCGCCAAATTTAACTATTGTATTATCAGGTGAAGCGGTTCCATTTGCAAAAGTAGTACCGCCAAGTTTTAAAGAACTTACATTTGCAGCACCATTAACAGTTAAACTAGTAGTTGTAGCAGGAGTGCCAGTAGCACCAATAGTTGTAGCACCAGTAAGAGTAGTAGCACCAGCAACACCTAAAGTACCACCAACAGTAGTATCACCACTAACACCTAAAGTACCACCAACAGTAGTATCACCACCAACAGTAGTATCACCACCAACAGTAGTATTACCAGTAACAACTAAATTACCAGCACTATCAATAGTAACATTATCAACATTATCAGAAGGATTTCTAAAAATATAAGAATCACCAGAGCTAAAATAAGTATGAGAATTATTATCAAAATATAATCTATTATGGGCATCAGATGATTTATGCCATGTATCTTTTACAAAAGTTGTGGCACCATTTAAAGTTGTGGCACCATTTAAAGTTGTGGCACCATTTAAAGTTGTAGCACCATTGACACCTAATGTATTAAGAGTAGTAGTACCATTAACACCTAAAGTACTAAGATTAGTAGCACCACTAACACCTAAAGTACTAAGATTAGTAGCACCAGCAACACCTAAAGTACCACCGACTGAAGTATTATTATTGACACCTAAAGTACCATTAACACCTAATGTATAGCCTTGACTATCAGTAGCACCAACAGCTAAATTACCACCAACACTAGTATCACTACCAACACTTAATGTACCATCAACTGTCTCATTACCAACAGTAATAGTATTACCAGTAATTAACAAATTACCAGTAGCAGTAGGTGTACCAATATTTAAATTAGCAGGATTGGTTAAAGTACCATTACCATCAACGATTTTCTGTGCTACTTTTGCAAGAGTAATAATAGAAGAAACAGGAACTAAACTTGGATCAAAATTTTCTTGACTATAATATTTTTCATAAAATCTTGTTAAAACGTAAAATAGAATTAGACAAATTAATAGAATGTAAAGGTACTTCATATTTTATGATTAGAAAAAATATGAAGGTTTTTGTATTTTAACCATTACTCATATTCATACCACCGTTTCCAGTAAATCCCATCCAACCAGTTCTGGTTTTATTAGCATTATTAAGTTGATAAAATGAAAAAAATGCATCACCAATACCATTACCAATAAATGTTGGATATCCAGATAATCTTGCATCAGCTATTGATGCTCCATTAAGTATTGGATTATCATTAACAATAGGTTTAGATATAACAAGTTGTCCACTACTATTAGTAGATAATGTTGTACCACCAATAGTTAAGGTACCATTAACAGTTAAATTATTATTAACAGAATTACCAGTAACAGATAATGAATCAGCCGTTACACCACCATTAATTACTGCACCACCATTGGAAACGGTTAATCCATGTTCAATAATAGCAAAATTCTTTATAGTAGAACCACCATTAACAACTAAATTACTACCAATATTAGTAGCACCACTAACACCTAAAGTACCATTAACACCTAATGTATAGCCTTGACTATCAGTAGCACCAACAGCTAAATTACCACCTACACTAGTATCACCAGCAACACCTAAAGTACTAAGATTAGTAGCACCGCTAACACCTAAAGTACCACCAACACTAGTATTACCAGCACTATCAATAGTAACATTATCAACATTATCAGAAGGATTTCTAAAAATATAAGAATCACCAGAGCCAAAATAAGTATTAGAATTATTACCAAAATATAATCTATTATGGGCATCAGATGATTTATGCCATGTATCTTTTATAAAAGTTGTAGTACCGTTTAAAGTTGTGGCACCATTTAAAGTTGTGGCACCATTTAAAGTTGTGGCACCATTTAAAGTTGTAGCACCATTGACACCTAATGTATTAAGAGTAGTAGTACCATTAACACCTAAAGTACTAAGATTAGTAGCACCACTAACACCTAAAGTACTAAGATTAGTAGCACCAGCAACACCTAAAGTACCACCGACTGAAGTATTATTATTGACACCTAAAGTACCATTAACACCTAATGTATAGCCTTGACTATCAGTAGCACCAACAGCTAAATTACCACCAACACTAGTATCACTACCAACACTTAATTTACCATCAACTGTTTCATTACCAACAGTAATAGTATTACCAGTAATTAATAAATTACCAGTAGCAGTAGGTGTACCAATTTGTAAATTAGCAGGATTGGTTAAAGTACCATTACCATCAACGATTTTCTGTGCTACTTTTGCAAGAGTAATAATGGAAGAAACAGGAACTAAACTTGGGTCAAAGTTTTCTTGACTATAATATTTTTCATAAAATCTTGTTAAAACGTAAAATAGAATTAGACAAATTAATAGAATGTAAAGGTACTTCATATTATATGATTAGAAAAAATATGAAGGTTTAAGAAAAATTAATTTTTTGCATGATTCTAACAGTCCATTTATCTTTTTCATATCCACTATGTAAAATAGGATGATAAGTACCATCATATACACAACCATTAGCATATAATGCACCATAACCATCACCAGCACGTTGAGAAAGTGTTGCATTATGAAATCCATCATTACTATTTAGTACTGCCATTGTAACAGCCCATTCTCCGTTATTTTGTGATGTAGTATAACTTGTATTATGTGCTGAATATTCGCATTGCCAATATAAATAATATATACCTAGTCCAGGTAGTGAAAATTCCTTACCACCATTTATCATACCATCGCTTGTGACAGTTAAAGTAATTGGAGAATACATAGTAGAAGTTAATCCACCAGTTGCTGATATATTACCAGCACTATCAATAGTAACAGTATTACCATCAGAAGGATTTCTAAAAATATAAGCATCTCCAGAGCCAAAATAAGTATGAGAATTATTACCAAAATGTAATCTATTATGGGCATCAGATGATTTATGCCATGTATCTTTTATAAAAGTTGTAGTACCATTTAAAGTTGTGGCACCATTTAAAGTTGTGGCACCATTTAAAGTTGTGGCACCATTTAAAGTTGTATTACCACTAACTCCTAAAGTACCACCAACAGTAGTAGCACCAGTAACACCTAAAGTACCACCAATAGTAGTATTACCAGTAACACCTAAAGTATTAGAAAGAGTAGTAGCACCACTAACACCTAAAGTACTAAGATTAGTAGCACCACTAACACCTAAAGTACTAAGATTAGTAGCACCATTGACACCTAATGTATTAAGAGTAGTAGTACCATTAACACCTAAAGTACTAAGATTAGTAGCACCACTAACACCTAAAGTACTAAGATTAGTAGCACCAGCAACACCTAAATTACCACCAACATTAGTATTACTACCAACAGTTAAAGTTCCATCGACAGTTTCATTACCAACAGTAGTAGTATTACCAGTAACAAATAAATTACCAGTACCGCTAGGTGTACCAATATTTAAATTAGCAGGATTAGTTAAAGTGCCATTACCATCAACGATTTTCTGTGCTACTTTTGCAAGAGTAATGATGGAAGAAACAGGAACTAAACTTGGGTCAAAGTTTTCTTGACTATAATATTTTTCATAAAACCTTGTTATAACGTAAAATAAAATCAAACAAATAAGTAAAATATAAAAGTACTTCATATTATTAAGTTAGAAAAAATACGAAAGATTAAGAAAAATTTTTTATTTTGATGCAAATTTATATAAATATAATTTATAAGAATGATAGATAATAACTACAATACCTAATACAACTAAAAAGTTAAATACAACATCAGGGACACTTTGTTTTGTTAAACCAATATAAATAAAAAGAGGACCTACAAAGAAAATATGAAGCCAATAAACCCAAGAGAAATCTGTCATATATTATAATATTATAAAAAATTAAGTTGGATCCAAAAAATGATTAACTGTATCTAAATTCTTTTCTTTCAATCTAAATCCTACAAATAATCCATTGACAGGTGGTTCTTCTTTATTACCAACTTCTGTTTCAAATCCTTTTCTATCAAATGCTACTTTAATATTCTTACTATCACTACACCAAAATTTAAAATCATCATATAAATCAGCAACAAAGATTTTATAACCATCACCATATTCTAATCTATCACTCAAGTATTCTAAGATTAAGTCACTCTTTTGTTGGTATAATGATGTTTGTTCAGTTACCTTTGATGGTTCTTTGTTTCCTTCATCTTTGAATCTTCTGTTATATTCTACTAAAACACTCATAAATGCTGAATGCCATGTTTCCATCTTTCTTCTTAAATCAGGATCCTTTTTTCTATCATTGGGTTCTACTGGTGTATCAATAAAACGCATTTCAAAAGGTACTACACGAATACGACGCCATGTACCACCATCTGTTGATGGAATCTCTGGTAATTTGTTACACGCTAACAGTGTTTTAAATTGTGGATAGAATTCAATTGGCGCACCATATAATGCACGAGCTTGAATTTTATCATTACCGGTTAATTCTTTCATCAAACCAACTTGAATAACATCGTCGTTTTCTGGTTCTTGGAAAACACAGAAACGCTTACCCTTCAATTTTGCTAATTCTGGTGATGCAATATTTGATGCAGCTCTTTTTCTCGTTAATAATGAAACTGGAATAATTGTACCATAATCACCTAATGAATCTAATAATAATTTAATAGTCAATGATTTACCATTAGAACCAACACCAGTCCAGATATAAAACTTTTCATCAGGAACATGACCTTGTAAACAAGTACCTAAAAATTTTAACACGTACGTTCGTACATTTTCTTCAGGTAAAATATCAGCAAAGAATGTTTCAACTTCTTTTATTTGAGTATCATCAGGATTATAAGGTAAATAATTTATTTTCGTTGTATACGTTAGATAATCTTCAGGATATCCATCTCTAAATTTCATTGTATCCAAATCTAAAATACCATTTTCAAATCCAATTAAATTTCTTTTTTCATCTAATTTTGCAAAAAAGTTTTTATCATAAAACAAAACAGCACATTCAGTGATAACATCTTTTTTAAATTTAGTTGTATGTAATTTGGTAGTAAAATTTAATGTTTTAGTTTGTAATTCTATTAGGGTATCTTTTTCTTTACCAGAAGCACTTAACGCCATTTGGTGAAATAAATTAGAAACTTTTAAATATTCATCATAAATTTTCTCATTAATAATATTATTTATAGAATAACCATTTTCTTCAGGAACCCATCGATGACCACGAAATACATACCATTCATTATGTTTTAAACTAGCACAAATATAATCAAATCTATGTAACTGTTGAATAACTTTGGCTACATCATAAGAAGTACCAAAAGATGGTGATTTAATACTTTGTTTTATAATTTCACTCACCTCAGACTCTAAAAATTTAATAAAGTCCATTGGATTATCTTCTCTTGCCCAACGATACAATGAAGCAATGGTGAAATCATTATTTCTAAAATTAATTGTCCATAGTTTTTCACATTCACCATCTTTAAACTTGGGAGACTGACGACTAAAATCGATCCAAATGTTTAACAATGAAGTATCAATGTTATACAAACAAAATCCTAAATGAAGCCAATCTTGATAATTATCATTTCTATTTGGACTTAATAAAGCTACTAGATTCTTTACACGTCTTAAATCATCTAATGTAACAGTCATTGTTCTTCCTAAACTACCCGTACCCTCAACTGCTTTGGGTTTCTGTGATTCTTCATATCTGCGAATAATTTCATCCGTTGAAAATCCTTCTTTGTATTGTGTTAATTTATTTTCACTAAACTTTCTTATACTACATATTTCAACTAAATCACCTTTACTAAATTCATCAATATCAACATCATCTAATTCACGATTATAAATTTTAGTTAAACTATATCTAGGTGAATTAGGTTTCATACTACCATACATTAACCAATTATTAGCTTCAATTACAGCTTTATCCACAATATCATCTATTTCATTCGTTAATGGTAATTTTTCAAATAAATTTAGGCCATTTAGTTGGTTAATAAAATCTCGTCTCATTAAATGTTGTAATTGATTAATAGCACAAATGTAAGGAAACATTAAATGAATACCATCTTTAAAGGTATCTTCTTTTTCAGTAGGCATACTTTTTTCAAAAACAAAACACTTAAAATCTTCATCTTTTACTATCAAATATTTAGTAATAACTTGAATATATATTCTTACTATTTCAATCAATACATTTGAATAAATTCTTTCAGATAAAGCTTCTTTGTATTTCATGTCAATATCTACAACAATTGGACCATATGATTTATGTTTTTCTGTTAAGTGTAAGTCTACATTGGAATCAAGAGCATTTCTATATAATCTAAAAAATTGTGTATTTTCTTTTTCATCTATAAAAAAACTTCCTAGGGGATTATTGAGAGATGTATGTGTGAATTTCTGACCACGTTCAACACGATGCTCCTTTAAAAAAGATAATAATTTATTAAAATATGTATTATTCGAATTACTCATTATTTTTACTTATAAATAATTTTTTATAATAGAATTAGTTTTGAATTGTTTCAATAGTAAGAAATAATTTAAATAAATAATTCAATGATAATTTTAAAATGATATAAAGATAAATAAAATCGTATCAAAAGAATAAATTTTATAAATTATAAGTAATGGAAAATAAATGGAATTTTTATAAAAAAACATTAGATAGCATTTACAATACACAAGAGATATATATGAAGATGATAATTTATTACTATAATCTTGTAATAAAAGAAAAGTTAAATGATAAGAATTATATTAAAAAGAATTATACTATCAAAGAAGCAAATTTTAGTATTTTTGAAGAATATATATTAAAAACTAAAAATATTGGAATCTTTACAATATTTAATAATATACCAGATATTATACATCCATTAGAAGAAGAATATTATACTGATTATGCATGCTATTTATCATTTATTAAACCAACATTTGAATCAAATCATAAAGATATTATAATTTTAAACAACAATATTTGGAAAGAAAATAAATATGAATATCCATTATTTTATCAAGATAAAGCACCTTACAATTATCGTAAAAAATACGTATACATGAATATTAAATATTATGATCATGAAAAATACAAGAATTATTTAATTATTAAAGTAAATAGTAAAAAAGAAATATTTTCATATGTAAATAATGTTTTAAAAAAGAAAATAGATGATAAATGGGTAGTAATAAATAAATCAGAAATGAAAAATTATGATTGGGTGTATGCTTGTGTGTTAAGAAAAATGGATAAACAAGATTTATTAAATGTATTTAATGTATCCAAAGAATTAAAAGCAGATACGTTAATCTATTCTAATCATGGAAAAGAAAAAACAGAAGAAAAATTAACATTTTTTTCATTAATACCAGATCATCATTTACAAGACCCATTTAAAATATTTTATAAAAAAGGAGATAATATATTTCAATATGTATGTAGGTTAAAGAAAGATATTTCTTGTATAAATTTTTCATGTGATATCTTATCGAATAATAAATTAACTAAAACAATATCAATTGATAAATTAATAGAAAATCATGATTATAATAAGAATTATATATATGATGGAAATTTAAATTATATACGTTATAATAAAAACTCAAAATTAATATGGAAAAATAATCATACTAAAAGATTATTACATGAAATATTATTGAAATCATCTAATTTTTATAATTATAAAATCTATTATTTTGATATTTTAAATCGAATATATGGTATTGAATATATGATTAATACGTATGGTTATTATAATAAATTAAATAAATTTTTTGAATATGAACTTGGATTTGATCATTTTGATAAAAATTTAATTGAAATAATAAAAATAAATCAATTTACAAACTTATAATTAAGTCTTTTTAATGTACTTTGGTTTAGGTTTTGCCTTAACCGCATCTTTATTTTCTTCATAATATTTTAGTATATCAGCTTTACTCATTTCTAAATTTTCTTTTGGAAAACTTATAAATTTGATGCCATCTTTTAAATAATAAGAATCTTTTGCCAAGTTATAATTCAAACTAACTGTTTTATTAATAATCTTTGGATAACTGAATAGTTTCTTAACTAAAGTCATATTAATTTCATCTTTACAATCTTTAATTCCACGATATTCTATTTTACCAGAACTAGTATCAACTTGTTTAATAACTGGACCAAATTTTGCAGTTGTTTGATAATATTTACATGTAGCATCTGAACCTAATAAAGTACCAGATTCTAATTTACCATCTAATTTATCTTTGACTTTTTCAACTGCATCTTCCAATGTTAATTCTTTACTAGTAATATTAATATAAATTGTATCTTTACCTTTAATATATTTAATTGCATCACCATAACGAGTAGTAACTATAGATATTTTACCTTTATTATATTCACCTAATTCATTACTATCTTTTGTAATTACAAGTGTAGATAACTTATCCAGATAGTTTTTAAGTAAATTCCAATATTCAGTTAATACAGGTAATTTCTTTTTCTTACCATTTGCAATATCATCTAATACTGCTTCAGTTTGTGCAGTAAAGTTAACATCCATAAAATTAGGAAACATTTCGATTAAAACTTTGGTAATATTCAAACCTAATGCAGTAGGAGTTAATCGTTTCTTTTCTTTACCTAATACAATTACATCATTTTCTTCTTTAATATCGGATTTATCTAATTTTAAAATTTTCTGGTCATATTTTTTACCTTCGTGGTCTTTTTCTTCGATATATCCACGCTCTTTAATTTTTGTAATTAATGCAGCATAAGTTGAAGGTCGACCAATCTCTAATTTCTCCAAATCCTTTACTAAACTCGCTTCTCCATATCTCGAAGGAGGAGAACTAATTTTTTCTTCCATGCAAATTGCTGATAATTTTAAGGCCTTTTTTTCCCCTGATAAACTGATTGCCTCATCTGCAACTTGTCCATAAACTTGTAAGAAACCAGGAGTATCTAATCTTTCTACTTCACCTTTAAAGGTGATATTTGGATCATCTGTATTAACAGTAATTTGAAATACTTGATATTTAGCGGAAATCATTAAACTTGTAATAGTTCGTTTCCAAATTAAATTATAAAGTGTATCGTCATTATCAAGCTCCGGATGAGTAGGACGAATACATTCATGTGCTTCTTGTGCACTTGCATTTTTAGATTTATATTCCCGATATTTAAAACAGGCTTCAGAGAATTTATCTTTAATAATATCTTTAATAGGATTAATTGCTTCTTTAGAAATACTAGGTGAATCAGTACGCATATAAGTAATTTTACCAGCTTCATATAATGCTTGAGCACCTTTCATAGTACGTTGCAAATCATATTTTAATTTATTACTGGCTTCTTGTTGAAGAGTACTAGTGATAAAAGGAGGGGGAGGATTTTGTTCACGAATTTTTTCATTTAATTCTGCTAATGTATATTTACTTGTCTTTAATTTTTCAAGAATTTTACGAGCATCACTTTCACTTCCTCGAAATAACTTATTCTTGTAATACAATGTTAATTTAATCTTTTTACTGTTTAAAGTAGTTTCAGCATGACCATTAAATTCAGCTTCAGGCACAAAATTATTAATTTCATTTTCCAAATCAACCATAATTCTAACTACAACAGATTGAACACGACCAGCACTCAATGCACCCATTCCATATTTTTTCATCAATATAGGTGATATTTTATATCCGAGCATTCTATCTAAGATTCTACGAGTTTCTTGGGCTTCAACTAATTGATCGTCAATAAGTCTTGGATTATCAATTGCATCATTAATAGCAGAAGCAGTAATAGAATTAAAAGTAATACGCTTGTATTCTTTGAGTTTAAGAATATCTTTTAATCCTTGAGAGATTGCTTCTCCTTCACGGTCGGGGTCACTAGCAAGATAAATAATTGAACATTTAGTGACAGCATCTTTAAGATTTTTTACAACTTCAGTTTTATCAGAAAGAATTTTATATTCAGCCACAAAAGTTTCTTCATCATAAGACAATCCTTTTTTATCTAAATCACGAATATGACCAACAGATGCTTTAATTAAATAATCATTTTTTAAAATAGATGATATTTTTTTAATTTTACCAGGAGATTCAACTATAATAAGTTTCATCTTCTTCTTAATATTATATAATAAAGAATCATTATATAATAAAATTTAATCAATTTTCAAGGCTTATTTGATGAGTATGTGTAGTATATAAATAATAAATACCAATAAATCCAATAATTACTGATGGAAAGATAATTAAAATAGTTGTATTATTTAATGAATATTCAGTAGGAGGTGGTAATTCTTTTGGAGGTGTAACTGGTGTTTCTGGTGTTTCAACCGGTTTAGGTGTTTCAATAGGTACAGTAGAATTATTTGGTAAAATTCGTAATTTTTCATTATTATAATATGGATTATTAGGTACAATTAAATCAGATTTTTCAGTAAAGTCATTATAAACACCACTTCCAACGATAGCAGATGTAAGAGTTGGTTCTAAAGATTTTATAATATTAACAGCAGTTCTACTACTTTTGTTTCCCATATAATATATTATTATTAAAAAAGAAATTTAATTAAAAAAATAATATCCACCTTTCACTTTTTTAAAATATTTGCTGTAATCTATATCAGCAGTACTAGCTTTATTTTTTGACCAAAAATAATAACCAATACCAGCTAATAATAAAACAACAACAGTAATTGCAATCCAAGTAGTAGGTTGATACCAAATATTTGGAGGTTGTTGGGCTTTTTGTAATCCAACACAATAATAATAATTGGGTGTTGTAACAGGTTTAGATGCAATATTAGGTGGACAAACAACAGGACTAGCAGTAGGTGCGGGAGTAGATGATTTTACAACAGGTGGAGGTGGAGGAATACATGTAATTGGTCCAGAAGGTGTATTATTAATAGAACTTGGTGTATTTTTAATAAAGGTATACCATGTATTTGTAAAATCACATTCTAATAATTCAACAGGATCTGTATTAGGAGGCATTGGTCCAGTTGGTTTAGTATAATAATTAAAAACATAACTACCATTAAAATCACCACATGTAGTAGGATCAAATGTATTTTGGAGAGCAACTCCCCAACAATTTGGATCAGCAGTACATGCATTAAATCCTTTTGTTAATTCTTGATTATTTACAGCAGCAAAATCAGATGGATAATTATTTAATTCAGAATAATTAACAACTTTACCAGTACTAGAATTAATAAGAACAGCTGAAAAATTGGTAGCACTAGGAGTACCAGTAGAAAGTAAATTAGATGTAGTTTGATAAGGTTTTTTATATGGTCTATATGTATAAGTTTGACTAAATGCTGCAGATGAATTAGTGGTAATACCAGTAGTTCTATTAGTTATAGGTGAAGGGTCATATATATATGTTTTTGGTAAACTTGATAAAAAATTAGTATCAAATAGTATTTGATTAGGAGGACAACTCATAATTTAATATAATATTATTTTTTAGAATCAAATGAACCAATTGCATTTACAAATAATTGACCATTTTTAATAATATTTAATAAATCATTAATATCTTTTAATGTAGTCTTTTTTAATACATTCATAAGTTCTCTAGGAAAGATAGTATTATTATTTAACATCATATCGCCAATATAATATAAATAATCTTGTGATGTTTGGAATGAAAATGATAGAATATTGTTAATTGATTTTTTTGAATTAATGTAAGCAGATTTACTAATTTTTTTATGTAAGATAAAATGTAATATTAATCTTAAACATTCTTTAATTTTAGATGGATCTGAATCAACTTTAATAAAGAAAATACCACTATATGTATCATTAGATTTAATTAACATTGTATTACTAGTAATGCTATAACATAATCCACGTTTAACACGTAGTTCATTAACTAAAATACTCATAAAATTTCCAGTTAAAATATGAGTTAATAAAGTAAATCTGTTTTTTTGAATTTCACTTAAATTTTCAATATAGAAATTAACCATCATCATTGTTTGAGGTAAATTTTTTACTCGTTCAATATAAACTTCTTTATCTATTTTACCATCAACTATATTAATATCATGTGTTTTAGGACCATATCTAGGATATTTATTTACTAATGTTTTAATGTATTTTAATATACTATCTTTATCAAGATTACCTACAATTACTAATGTAGAATTATCATAATGGTAATATTTATTAAAGTATTCTCTTAATTTTTTAGCATTCATATTATTTAATGTATTAGTATCTCCAATAATAGGATAAGCGTAATCTTTATTTTTATTTTTATATATATTTTCAATTGCATCTTGATATAATTTTTTTGAATAACTCATATTATCACTTTTCATTTCTTCAAAAATAACATTTCTTTCATTTTTAATTTCTTTTTCTTCAAATGCAGGTTGTGACATAATCAAAAATAATAAATTTATAATTTGTTTTGCTTGAACAGTAGAACCATGACATTCATAATATGTATATTCACGAGAAGTAGCAGCATTATAAGAAATACCTAATTCATCTAATTTATTAGTTCTTTTTTTAAATAACATATGTTCTAAAAAGTGAGAAATACCACGTTCAGATTTTTCTTCGTATGCACTACCTATTTTTAAAAAAAATCCAGCAGATACAATTTCTGAACATGGAAAATTTACCAGAACACATTTCAAATTATTGATATTAGTAATATATGGGTGAATGATTTTATCCATATAATACAAATTTATAAATAAATTTATTCCTCGAGTTTAATTTCTCCAGGTATTACGATTCTATAATCTATATCTTTACCAGCAGTAATGCTTGGACGAATGATTTTAAACATATCTCCGACTTTAGCACCATAGAATTTTGAAATAGGGTCATTGACTAATATTTTTTTCATATCACGAATTTGATGATTAAAAGTATTTAAGTAATTTTCTTTTTCTTCAGGTGATAATAATATATGTTGAGGAACTAAATAATGGTCTATTACAACAACTAATAATTCATCTATAGTGAATACTTCAGTATTTTTATATTCTAATATTTGTTTTATTGCACGGTCACTAAGACGACTAATAATAACAAATTTATGAACCTCTGAATTTTTATCTAAAAAATTTTCTATACTCGTTTCTTTTTTAATAGTTGTTAAAAAATTAGGTATAAATTTAATTCCAAACTTTTTATCATCAATTGTAAATAACATTTGGTCATCATTGATAAGAGATTTTAATTTATCATATAGTTCTTTTACAGATTTATTAGAATATTTACGTTCAGATATAATTCTACATATTGTTTTGATAACAGTTTCGATTTTATCATTTTTATTGATAATAATATTATCGGTATTAAGTAGAGTTGACATATTTATAATAGTAATAAATATATATTTATATGAAATTAGATTTTCAATAATTTTCTAAATTTATATTATATGCATTTAGAAAAAGTAATAATTTTATTATCAATTATTGTAATATTCTTAATTGGATATAATATAATGATGAGTAGTCAAGAAAAATTTGAACAAATTGATGTATGTGATTATGATTCACCAGACCCATCAATGTTTTGTAAATCTATTCAAAAAGGATGTACTGATTTATTACATGAAAATGAAAATTTAAATAAAGGTATAAAAGAAAAATGTGATAATTTGCCAACAAATACAAAAGATTTAATTGACGTTGCAATTACATGCAGCGATGATACAAATAAATTAATTATGAATAACTATGTACAAAATGAAGTATGTTCTCAAATTAAAAACTTCCCTGGTGTAGCATTATCACCAGCATCTGATATTATCTCAGTAGATAATTCTAAAATACCAAATCAACAAGTATTCCCACCAGCAACATACAGAGCATCACAAGAAAAGGAATACGTTTCTGATTATTATTTAAATCAAATAGATTATGCACCATTTTAATAAATTAATAATATTTTTTATCTATTATTAATTCATGAAGACTGAGACTATAATATTAATATTAATAGTTGTACTTGTATTATCTTATTTGTATTTAAATACTGAAAAATTTACACAAAAGCAAGAAAATAAAAATATAGAAAAAAAATTACCAGGAACATTTTCTGATATTACGGGAAATTATATATTAGATAAAACTCCACGTAAAAAAATAATAGAAAAATATACAACAGATGAATCAACACCTAGTGATTCAAGTACATTATCTCCAGTAAGTTCACCAGTAGAAACAATTTTAAATAAAATAATTGCAAATAATTATACTTTTGCATTATCAGTAACAGTACCAATGAATGGTGTATATCCTTCTGATATGCCAAATCCACCAGCAACAACTGATGTAAAATTATATTTAACAGTAGCAAATAAAAATAAAGATTATAATAAATGTACAGATTTATCAGGAATGTTATCATTACAACCAACATTAACAAAAGGAGGTGCATTTTATTTAACATTAGAACAACGTTCTATACCAAAACAAAAATATCCATATAAATATATTGATTTTACAAAAGTAATTCATGATGAAAATACAAAATCTGATTTACTTCAATCTACATTTTATGGATTAAGATTAGCACGTTCATTAAATTACATAACGCATTGTGCAGAAGGTTGTGAAGATAATGATGGTTTTTGTGCACAAGAAACATTAGAAAAAAGAGTTTCAACACAATATCCAGGTAAAGATTTTAAGGATAATCCTAGAACAGATACATATAATATTAAAAATTTACTAAAATTTATAGTAGAAGGTAATTCATCAACATCAACAACAGTAACACCATATTTTATCTCACTTGATCCAGATGAAAGAATTACTTTTTTAACTAATTTATATAATACATTAGATAATCCTGAAGCATACAAAAAAGTAGTTCAAGTACCAATTTATAAAAAGAATGAAAGACCATATTATAAACAACCAGTATATGTTAATACAAATACACCTTCAGGACATCATAGAACATTTACACCTGCACATAAAAGCCATACACATTCACCATCAAATTCAAGACAAATTAATCATGCACCATCATTACATGCACCAAGTTCTACAAAATTAAGTTATGAAAATATAATAATTAAGAATTTGGAACCAATTTTAGCCGATATAAATACAGATGTGTATGCTAATAAAACAGAAATGAGTGTTCAAGAAACACAAGTAACCAAAAATGATGCTTATATTAATTATGCCTTAAAATTCAATGTAGAGATATTAACACAAGAACAATATGAAGCATTACCAGAATAAATTTATTAAAAATAATGAATACATTTTTAATAAACAAATTTTTCATCAACTTTAAAGGCCCAACTGAATTTTTCACGTAATGTTTCAGAAAAGATTTTTTCAACAGGAAAGTCATGTTTTTTAATCCAAGCTACAGTAATTCTAGGGTCAATATAATTTATTTTGGAAGTACCAAGAGATATATTTTTTAATTCTAATTTAAGTTCTTTTTTAGCTTTTAATTTTTTTAATTTCATATTTATTTTAGTAATTTTCTTTGGATCTTTTTCATCTTTTTTTTGTAATTTAACTCTTGCAATTTCATCATCTATTTTATCAATTTGTTCTTTAAAATTCTTTTGAACATTTTTTTGATGATTACAGAGAGTAGCAACTTTAATATTTGCTTGATTAAAGATATCTAATAATTCATCAATTTTTTGATTTTCATCCATATTATCTTTTATTTTAGAATCTTTCTTATTTAATTCAATATTAAATACATTACTAGCATTATAAGTTCTAAATACTTTAGCAGTTAATCCATCCATCAAATTATTTAAATATTTATTAATATCTGCAGTAGTAGCCATGTCAAATACATCGTCATCTTTAGATTTACCTTTAATAAATTGTGCTAAATTATTATAAACTTCAGTTGAAACTTGAATAACTTTTAAAAATTGTACACTATCTTTTCCTAAGAAATCAAATTTTACATATAAATCATCCATTAACATAATATGTTCTACACGAATACTAGTGATACCAACAGTATCTGCTTCATCTGTACCTTTTTCATTACCAACACGAACTGCTAAATAATCAATAAAATAAATGCAAGTTGCAATTTGTCTTTGTTTTTCTTCAGGACTTGTCAATAATTTTTCATATTGAGCACGAACTTGTTTTATTTTTGATTTTAATTTACGAGCTAAATCAAATTTTTCTTCATCATTTTCCATTTTCCAACTAGAAGAAGCACCTAACCAAATATATTTTGTCTTACCAGTAATATTATCAGGATAACTTGCTAACCAATCTACTGTTGGATCATGAATAATTTCACCCCAGTTATTACCATATTGTGTATTAGGAATAGGAGCATCTTTAGATAAATTTAGAGTAACATCTTTAGGGTATAATCTGGGTTTAATAGAACCTAAAAGAGGATGACAACCACGACCAATAAAAATACCAGGAGGTTCAATTCTAAAATTACCAATCTTTTCTTTTTTACCGTCAATAGTAGCATATAAATAAGGTTCTTCTTGAATTTTCTTGCCTTCTTTAATTTTATCTTTTTCTTCTTTGCTAAGATTTGCTTTTTTTTCTTTTTGTTCGAGAATATGTTTTTGGATTAAAGAGAAATCACAACCATCTAAACTAGTTATTTTAGTACCTTTAACATAATGCTTCCAATCATTCCAGAAATTTTTATTAAATCTCTTATTTTTATAATACTCTGTATCAATATATTTGGCATATATGGTAGCAAATTCTTCTGCATCTTTTGGAAGTTCTACTTTAGTTCCACGAAAAATAACAGGCACTTTATGGGGTGAATACTCATCAGGAAAGAGAGGACCATTATGATGTAATTTTGTCCATCTATGTTTTTCAGATTTACCTCCACCAGATTGAGATTGTATTTTATTTTTTAGTATAGTTAATAATTTAGTAAATTGTTTTCTCAAAAAATAATTAGTTAATTTATCCATATTAATATTATTTAGTAAAAAAATTATAAATATATATTAATGAAATATAAGATATTATTATTTACAGTAATAATTATTATTGGTTATCTTATATTTAAAAGCCAAGAATTATTTGAAAATTTTACTGAAGATGATTTTGACGTCTACGTAATTAATTTAGTCTCTAATACAGAAAGATTAGAAAGTTTTAAATATCAATATGAAAAATCAGATTTAGCATGGAAAAAGTATATTGTTTATCCAGCAGTAGTAGGTAAAGAATTAGATATTATAAAATATGTAACACCTGATGCGTATAATCAAGTAATGGAAACAGATGCAACAAAAAGAAGAAAACATCATTATGATATAACAAAAGGAGCAGTTGGTTGTTATTTAAGTCATTTAGATATTTATAGAAAAATAGCAGCATCAAATAAAAAGTATGGTTTAATATTTGAAGATGATGTAATGATTGCAACTGATTTTTATAAGAGAATGTTATATGGATTAAATACAATTCCAGATGATTGGGATATTTATTTATTAGGATTAATCTGTTTGAAATGTGATATTAAGAGTGAATATATTAATGTAAATAGATTTTGGGGGTTACATGGATATTTAGTAAAGAAAGAAGCTGCACAAAGATTAGTAAATAACTTAGATAAATTAATTAGTAAACAAATAGATGCTGATATTTCATTATTAATAAAAGAAAAGAGAGTAAAAGTATATGGTATAAATCCTATTATAGTAGCTCAACAAAATGCATTTTTAAGTGATATTCAAGTACCAGTTGAAAACAATATTGATGCCTTTAATGAAGAATTTAATCAAAAACAATTAAAACACTTTATAACGAAGTATGATAAAAAATTGAAAAAATAAAACTATATCAACATTACAAGACTTTTAACCCAAAATACCCTTATCAACAAAACCCTTTTTTCGCAGAATGGATACAAGAACCTTTAACCTTCCTATGGAAGGTAATATTAAGAAAACTCAATGTAAATTTTTTAAAACACCGCAAGGATGCAAGAATGGAAATTCTTGTAAATTTGCACATGAAGATATTAATTGGCGTGAGAGCGTAGAACTTTCACCTGATGAAAAAATTAAAGACGAAGTTAGTAAAGCAATTAAATATGGAAAATTAAGTGAAATATTTAATGAAATGTTAACAAATGGAGATGATTATATTAAATATTATAATCATGTTTTAATGCAATTTCGTGGTGTAGCTTGTTGGAAACTACAACGTAAATCAATTAAAAATAATTTATTTGACACATTTGAAAAATTTAACGTTCCTATTAGTAAAGATGAAGAATTACCATATGGATATATGCCATTCTGTTTACATTTTTTGTTTGCAGGATTGGCATGGAAAACATTTGATGGTTCAAACGATACTTTTGGATATCGTGAAATTGAAAGTTGTATTGATGAAGTTATTGACGCATTATCATCTATATATAAAAATGATTATAATAATGTATTGCGTATGACTGCACAATATTGTAATCCTAAATATGGTGACAATGTAGCACATACAGCAACATATTTCTTATGTGATAAGATTATGTATGAATTTAAGAATACATTATCACCTGAAGATTTTAAAACAATGTTACAGGAAAAGAATAATGATGGTTATAATATTCAAGAATTATATAATATTCAAAAGAAAGATATTGAAGATTTGAAGAAGAAATATGAATATAAATATTTGAATAATCTCAAACGCTCTAAAGACAGAAGTGACCGTGAAAAAGCGAAACAAATCTATGAATTTAATCTTGAAGATTTAAATCGTAAGATCGATTACTTTGAACAACAATTCTTTATTGAATATGAACGACCTAAATTTAAATATAATCACCATGATTATGATAAAAAGTTTAACGAAATATTATCAAAATTATTAAAAGATGAAAATAGATTTGGTATTCCATATGAACGTGGCACATTAAGTGAATTAATTGAACAAATTAAGATGAATTTTAAAGAAAATACAGATGAGAAGATTAATCTTATCTTATCTAAAATTCCAGATAATCTATTCAATGTTAATCATTTAATTGAAGATTTTAAACAGAAGGGATACATAGAAAATCTTTGGAACTTTACCATTAAATCTATAAATGAAAAGACGCCACTCTCTTTTTGTCCTTCACTGTTATATGAATTTTTTAAGACTACTGATGAACCAAAAGGTCTACACGAGTCATATATGGGAGAGTATATTAAAAAGCTCCAATCTATCAATAAATCTTTGAATAAAGAAGATAAAATAGAATTTAACAAATTACTGTCAAATTCTAAATTAGAAGAAAATATTATTAACCAAATAATACCTTGGTAATAATTAATTTGAATTTAACCAATTCAAGTATATATTAGATAAATCAATTAGTTTTTTCTGCTCCTCATGGGATTTCTTTTCCCATTGAGATACGTTTCTAGCAGCTGCATATATTTTTTTTAGAATAGCTTTATTTTTACTTACAAATCGATAGTATAATGCATCCCAAATATCGGTCCATTTGTAATCTTTTTTATTTATATTAACAACACCATCTTTTTCTTTGTAATCACTCATTTTTAAAATATAATTTGATGATGAATAATATGGTCGAGTCATTAATAATCCACCATCTGCATATTGAGACATACCATAAATATTTGGAACCATTACCCACTGATAAGCATCAATAGTTAACATAAACCATTTGAATACATCATCAGGAATAATTTCACAAAGAAGCATAAAATTTCCCATAACCATTAATCTTTCAATGTGATGAAGATAGCCAATATTATGTAATTTTTTAATTGTATCATCAATTATAGGTATACCCGTAGTACCATCCCAAAATCTTGGACTGATTTTTTTTGTATGATTAAGATAATTCTTTTGAAATTGTTTATCATGATAAAATTCATAAAAGTATCTCATAGTGCTTTTCCAACCAATTATTTGACGAATAAATCCTTCAAAAGAATTGATATTTATTTTATGTTCTAATGGTAAAACTTCATCTAAAACATCTTGGTCAGTTAATAAACCAATATTTAAAACAGGTGATAAAACTGAATGAAAACCAAATTTAACATCTTTACCAATAGCATCTTCAAATTCACCAAATAATTTAAAACGGTGTTTTACAAAATCAGATAACCAATGTTTTGCTTCTTGGTGATCAATAGGATAAAAGAAATTTTCAGATGAACCAAAATTTTTAGGAAAATGCTTTTCTATGTATTTAGTAGCTTCAGTAATATATTTGGATTTATTAAGGGAAGGATAGAAAACATCTTTTTGATTTTTAACGAATGGTTTTCTATTTTCACTATCATAAGAAAGTTTTTTAATAGGATATAATATTTTTAAACGTTCACGTTGCCAACGATAAAATTGAGAATCTTGAATAAATCTTTTACCTTTATACTTATCATGAAAAGATAATAAATCTTCATAACTAGTAATAAATGCAGGTGTTTCATAGATATCAACAGCACCTTTTAATTTATTTAATTGATTAATAATATCATAATCTACTGGATCATAACAAGCTACATCATGTTTAATATTATGAATAAATGTATCTGCTTCATGAAAATCAATGTAATTTAGTTTATGTTTATCAGCATAATGTTTCATAGATGCACGATGAAGGATTAATTTTAGTTTGTGAGTATCATATTTTGTGAAATATACAGGATGTTCAACTAGATAAATTTTATCAGATTTATCTGCATCATTAATAAGAGGGCTATCTTCAAAAAGATGAACAGGAAAGATGAGGATGACTTTCATTAAAAATGTAAATTATAAAAATTGATAATTAATTAATATATTAATATATTCTTAAAATCAACTTAATAAAAATGTTCAAAGATAAATATCCTTTGATATATGAGATATCTCAACTAATAAAAAATAATGAACTGAAAGCTATAATTTATCTCAAGCATATTATGAATATTGAGTATGTTACATCTAATTCATCTAATACTGTAATGATTCATGATTATGATATAACATCTAAAATTAGTCATTATAAATTAAATACAGAAGTTCCAATTATTACAAATTCAAATACATTTACGTATCAATCAGGATATGCTAGTTACATGTATTATATTATAATTAATATGATTCATGCAATGAATTATGGACAAGTATATTCAGAAGGAGAATTTTATATTAATTGGAATAGTATGCTTGAAATTTTTGTAGAAGTTCATAATTTACTCATGAATATGTATCATTACAATAACATGGATGATCCGATTAATATAGTTAAAGATATTCTTGATGAATTGATTAAGGGAAATATTGATGATGAAGAATATAAATATGTATTAGAAGACTATTTTGATAATCAATTAATTGTTACAACTAATGAAAATGTAGAAGAGATTATAGATTCATTTCGGAATTACTATAAATCCAATAACAACAATACAGGTAGTGATAGATTAGAATTTATTGAAGAGGATATGAGTAATACAGAAAATATTTCTCATACTGAAATTGAAGAAAAAGAAACTGAATCAGATTTATTACCATTAATTGAAAAAATTGAATCAACCATAAGTATGAATGAAATACTAGAACATAAATTAGATATGGAAAATGAAGAGACTGAATATGATGATATCCCTAAATTAGAATTAGATATAAAGGAAAATAAAGATATATTAGTATCAGCAAATTAAGATTATTTTAAAAAATTGAAATAAATACATTTAATATTATATTGAGATGATAGTAAAGTTTAAACCAATGACTAAAATATATTATTTACCAACTAATTATTATTGGTTAGATGAATCAACAAAATATGAAAATGTTTTGAGGGAATTAGAGCATTCTATGGATATTAAGAAGAGAATTTATGAAGAGCTCATGAAGAAAATGTATGGTATAATTGAAAAGACAGATGAGTATAAAGAATATAAAAGTTATCTGATTAGAATTATACTTTGCAAGTATGCACATAATAATCCAGATAGAACTGGTAAGGAGTTAATTAATGATATTTTAGATAAATGGATATCAAATGAAAAAATCTCTAAAAGAGTAAGAACTGGTATATATGATAGAACAGTTAGTAGTATAAGTAAGTATCAGAAAGAAATAAACAATATTGAAGAGATATTGATGTTAATTAATTTACATATATTAGAAAATTACTATATTTAATTTTTTATAATAATATTTATTTTATTATTATATGGGAAATATCATTTCGGATACTACAGGTACTGCTGATGCTAAAATATCAAATACATCATTTTCAAAATATATAAATGATACACTACTAGAACTAGATTTATATAATGTTGATCCAAATACTGGACAACCAAGAACAAATTTTGAAGTAGATTATACTAGTACAGGTATTTCATCTAGACCAAAAGATAGTAATGGTAATTTAATAGATATTCAAGGTATTAAATATAGTGCATCAAATGATCAAAAACCAGCTGATAAAAATTCATTAGGTTCAGCAAATCAACTTTCTAATACAGACTCTCGATTTAGTCCTACTAATGGATCTAATTGGAGAAATATTAGTAAATATTATAATTTTAAAAGAGGAGTATGTAATTCAACAACCAAAGTACCAGTTAATACTGTAGGTTCAATATATAATACATTATCACCGTCGATTAAAAGTCAGGTAGATAGTTGTTTAATATCTGGTGCAACAAATGGACCTTCATCAAGTGAAGCAATAGCTCAAGGAGATCCTTTATTTAATATACCAGATATTAATCCAGCTACAGATACGTTAAATATTGGACCAAATAGTTTAGCAAATTCAACTGTGTATGGTAATCCAATGTCAGAAGAATGTAATAAATTATTAAATAGTACATTAACAAATTCATATATCACGACAGATATTAAAAAATACACTAAATTAAATTCTATATTAGATCCTAGTATAACAACATTAGATAGTAATTTTGGTAATCAGAGATTAATAACATCAACAAACGGTGATATTTTATTTGTTAATTCTGGAGACGAAGGTAATAATCATTTATTTCCAAATGGAGGAACAAAAAGTGCACATTATTGGACAGATTCTAATGGTACAGTTAATACAAATATATACGGAAATACTTCAGCAAATGTTAATGTTCAAGGAGATTGCTCAACTTTTTATTCTGAATTATGTAATTATTATTATTATAATGATTTTGTAGATGGAATACAATTTAATCCTGATTTAATTAGTCATTTAACACCATCTAATAGTTCTAATTTTACAAAAAATGTAGATTATGTAACTCAACATATACCGGATTGCAGATGTGTTAATAACATTGGAGTTCAAAATAATGTAGCAAATCCAGCTACATCAGGAAATACTAGTACTAGCACTAGCGGTTCAGTAGATGATATTACATATTTTTACGTATCTAATAAATGTAATGCAGTAGCAGGTAAATTAACAGAATATGGTCAACCATCAACGGGGAGTAATATAGGATTTAAGCCTTTAGCACAAACTTTATATAGTGCTTATAATAATATTTCAGGAATATTAGGTTTTGGTACACAATTTGATCCAGCAGATAATACTGTATTAACCACCGGTATGTCAGATGGTACATTTTTATTTGCAGAAGATGCTAGAGGTAGTAATTATACATTCAGTACATATATTTGTAATATGGCCCAAACAATTGGTGCAAATAATAATGGAGGTAATGTAACGATAGCAGGAATATCAATGAATTGTAGTTTTCCAAATTCTGAATCTAATTCATCAAATACATCTAGTCAATCTAGTACATCAAATCCTCCTCCACCATCAAATAATAATCCAAACTTAAATGTAACAATAAATACACCACCAGTAAATTTAAATGATTATACTGAACCAGTAGATCCATTTTATTCATTAAGTGCTACAATTACAAATTTAAATCCAGCATATACTTTTTATAGTAATAATAATCCAAATTATGGATTTGCATTTCAATCAGTGAATAATCCAAGTCAAATATTATTTGGTACATATACATGTGGTTCAGGTTCAAATGCAGCAGCATCTGCAACATTATGTAATAGTGCTACACAATTTACTATACTAACACCATTTATATACGACACAACAACAAATGAATATGGTGTAGATTATAATTTATTTATTGAAAATTTACCAGGTAATAATACAAATACAATTACACCATCTGTACCAATACCAATTATGTTAAAACAATATGCAATGCAAATTACAGATGTAATTCCAGGTGATTTTGGTTTATCATTAAGATTTAACATTCAATTTAATTGTATTAGTAGACCAAGTATACCATATGCAGTTATATTATCACCAGTAACACCATCAGCAGCAAATATACCAATAATAATGGCAGGTACAGATTTCTTTCAAGATGTAATTAATAAAAAAGGATTAATTCAAGGACAATCTGCACCGCCAATTAATTCATCATTAGCAGATGGTTTCTTATTAATAGGTCCTAATTCATCAGGAGATAGTCCAATAAAATTAACAAATTATACATATAAAATATTATTAAATCCAACTGCATCAAATGGATCATCAGGTCAAATAACATATTCTGGTGGTTATATAATGAATTTTAGTAATAGTGTACCACCAAATTACAGTGGAACAAGTAGTGCGATTGATTTTAGTAATTATGTATCAGTATTCAATAGTGCTTCAATTTCATATTTAGATGTAACTAATAATAACCAAATTACATTATTTCCAAAATCTAATTCAATTGCAACATTTGGTGCTACATTAATATTAAATTGGTCATTTGTTAATAAAGATAATTATACTGGTTTTAATATTAATTGTAATATTGGTTCATCAACAACACCACTTTTGATAGCTAATGTAGGAATTCTTACATTATCATATGAATTTGTTATGCCAATAACATTAGCAGGTCAACAAATGTCTTTTTACATTGAAGCATATGGTTCAAGTAATACACCACCAGCCAGTAATTTACAATCTAGTATGTTAACAATTACATCTACACCTGTACCAACATCACCAGCGGTATTTAATGGTTTTAATATTTTAACTAATAATACTGTTACAAATCAACAACCATTATCATTATTAAGTGCATTTACTGGTGGAAAAACTATATATGATTATTTATCAGCAATTGATTTAATAGGTGCGAGTGGAGATAATGCAATTATTTATGATTATTCATTAAATCAATGGTCTTCAGGTACTATAATGAATACAGCTAGTTCTAATTTAACTAATTCACCTAGCTCATCATCAACTACAATTGCATTTCAATTACCAAAGAATATACCAACAATGACATTTACATTAACTAATAGTAAATCAGATGGAACATCAACTCCAATCAGTACAGGTTCAGCTATACAAATAGGTGCATTACTTACAGTTAATTGGATATTATCAGCTGGTTTTGCATATGATACTCAGGTTCAAATTAATTTATATGGTATAGTATATGATACATTTACAATATTGAAAGGAACAACAACAGGAACATATCAATTTACATTATATGATATAACAGGTGGTTTGTCAAGTGCTACAACTGATATGAAATTAACATATTTAAGAACATCAGCACCAAGTCTTACAGGTTTAACTATTATAAATCCATTTATTAATACAACAACAAAACCAAATAGTTCAAATTCATTAACATTATCATCCGTGAATCCATTAGTCTATATTTCACCAAATAGTTCAAACTTAAATTCAATAAATAGCGTGAATGTTACATTAACAAATCCATTGAATGATAATGTATACTTTAATGTATTTAATGGATATAATTCACCATTATCAGTTAATACACATATTATGACATTACAAAATGTAAATTATTCACAACCAATTAAAATTAATTTTACAAGTGGAGGTGCTAGTCATTTTACAAATGTTTATGAAAAACTTAGAAAAAATAAGAAAGAACATTTTGGTAATATAGCTGAAGGTTCAAAAAAGAAAAAAATAATAGAAGGTTTATCAGGTAATACATTATTGACAAATGTACTTAGACTAGATTTATCTCAATCAAATTTTGGAAATTCAGCAATAGTAAATTATGTATTTAATAATTATAGTAGCGTAAGTATTCAATCATTAGAATTATATTTTGGAACAACATTTATAGATAATTCAACATTTAATATTTCATTTACAAGCAATCAATCACCATTTAATGTAGAAGTTGGCTCAGTAAGAATTATTGGTATTATGACAGGAAAAGTATTTTTCCCTATAGCTATACCAGGTGCAACACAATATTATTATTCAACAAATACTTACGGAGCAAATGGTTGGGCAAGTTCATTTGCATTAGTTAATAATAATAATGGATATTATTCAATAAGTCCAAGTGATAACTCAGCAGTTTCAACAGCTAATTCAATTGCATTAAATCCACCAAGTTCATCAAATTCATCAAATATATCAAATGCAATAGCAAATATATCAAATGCAATTACACCATCGGATAATTCAGGTGGTTCAAATATGTTATTATATATTGGTATTTTAGTAGTATTAATTATATTAGGTATTGTAGCATATTTTATGTTTAATAAAAAATCAAAAAAATAAATATAATATGAATATATGAGTGTACATTTTTCAGATCCAAGAAATAGTCCAGCATTTATATATTTAAATACTGATTCTAATGGAAACTATACATATATCAATCCAGATTCTACATTAAAATCAATTCAAGCAGCATTTAATGTATTACTTGCAGATATAAATGGTTTTAATAATGCAACTTTATTACCAGATTTAGATAGATATTCAATTGGTATATTAAATGATTTACAAGGTATTGTAACTTTTATTACACCATGTGCATCTGCTACAACAATAAATAAATGTAGTACAACAATGTGTACATACGTAGGAGAAATACAATTAGCCTATGTATTTTTTCAAATAGTGTTAACAGATTTAACAAATTCAGAAGCTAAAAGTGCATACGATTTTTTACCATTTTATGCACAAAATTATATTGCAAAAGTAATTACATATAATTCAAGTAATTTGGTTCTAGGACAAAATACTTCATATTCATTATGTAGTCAAACAAAATATCAACCACCATCAACTAATCCAACAATGGAAGCAAAATATGCAGCACTAACTTCAAAAGAAAATACTAAATTAGTAACAGTGCAGAATACTAATACTGTATTTAATTTAATATATGTAGCAATAGGATTATTAATATTAGTTTTTGTTATATATATGATTAAAAATATGTTTTTTAATAATCCGATAAATAAAAAAATAGGAGGTTTTCTAAGACCAGGACCACCAAATTATGTTAGATTAGTTTAAACAACTTTATGTTTTCTATCAAAATTAATGAAATAATCAAATGTAATATCTTTTTTATTGTAGAGATATTTTTTCTTATTATTTGTCATAGTATATTTAGTTATCATATATACTATCATTAATATAGTTGTAATTATAATTGGAAATATAAAATTATATAATGTAAATTTCATAGTTTTAGGTTTATAATCTGTAAAATTACCATTGCAATTTAAAATATTATCTAATGAATTGTGAAGAACATTAGTAATATTAACATAATTAGATGTAATATTCTCAAAAGTAATATCAATATTATTACATAATTGTTTCATTGATACATCTTGACATTTAATATCTATAGGAGTACCGTTAGTAGTAACGCTTAAAATTGCATTTGTAAGGTTGATAAGATTACAATAAGTCATTTTATTTATTGTAAAATATTAAGTACAATTTGAATATATTTCAATTATTATGGTAATTCTTTAACTTTATCTCAACTAAAGTTCTTATGGTCCATCCAGGATTCGAACCTAGGTTACGAGATTCAAAGTCCCATGTATCTTAAATTCGTAGAATTTAAGCCAGGGTTAATTCACTTCGTGAATTCCCGTACTAACCAACTATACTAATAGACCAATTATTATTGAATTTATTTCTTTAAATTATTAATAAAAATTGATAAATAGAATTTATTTAAATATACAATTATATTAGTATTAAAGATGAAATTCTGCAAACATTGTAATTATGTTTTGAATATTTCTAAAACACCAATTCAAAATGACGATAAAGTTATTTATACGATTGAAACAGTAGAGCAATATTTAAATTATATTAAAAATGTATCAGAAGAAGTTAATCAAGAAGTAGAATTAAAAATAGATTATGATACATTAAAATCAAAATTAATGGTAAAGCATAGAAAAAATGTTAAAAAAGTGGATGAAATATTATCACATTATCAAGCAATTAAAAATAAAAATGTAGAAAATAATAGTATTTATTTCATTTGTAATAATTGTAATTCATCATTTGAGATTGAACCAGGTACAATTATATTATCTACTAATTTGGATGAATCTAATCAAACAATTCAAGAATATGATTTTAAATTAAAAATAGACGATCCAACATTACCAAGAACGAAAGATTTTATATGTCCAAATAAAGAATGTAAATCAAATGATAAAAAAGCAGATGGTGTTGAACGAGAAGCTATTATCTTTAGAGAGAGTAAATCATTTATTACGAGATATGTATGTACGATGTGTTTAAGTGATTGGGTGGCACAATAAATTTTTAATTTAAGAATTGAAAAATAATATATTTTAACTGTAAGTAATAATAATATAAAATGCCTCCTAAAAAAGCTCCTAAAATCCCTGTCGTTAAGTCTAAACAGGTAAGATTTACTAAATCTAAAAAGGCTGATGAAGAAACAAATGATAATATATTAAAGGATGCACCAAAGCCAGAAGAATATGAACCAAAGAGTGAATTAGATTTTACAGATGAAGAATTAACAAAACAAAATCAATTAGAAAAAGATTTGGAAACTGAAATAGAAGATGAAACTGAAGCAGATGAAGAAGAGAAAGAAGAATTAGACGAAACAGAGAAAGATGAAGATCATGAAATAGATGATGATATTGAATATGATGGTGACAAAGATGATATAGAAGGAACAGATAATATAGATGATTTATATGATGAAGATGTTAAACCAAAAAAGAAAAAACTAAAAAAAGTAGCGGAAGATGAAGAGGAAGAAGAAGACTTAGAAGATGAAATGTGTGACTATGATTATGGTGAAATTTATGATGAAAAAAAAGAAGAGCCAATAACTATAGTAGAAGATAGTAAGAGAATTACATTTCCAAAATTAACGAAATATGAAAAGGTACGGTTAATTGGAACGAGAGCAAAACAAATTTCATTAGGTGCGAAGGTATTAATTAAAAATACTAATGGATTAAATCCAATTGAAATTGCAAAATTAGAATTAAATGAGAGAATGATACCGATGAAGATTAAAAGAATTTTACCAGATAATAAAGTAGAGATTTGGAAATTAAGTGAATTGGAGATAGAAAACTAATTTTTTTTAATAATATATATTAATGAGTATAATATTAAAAAAAGATAAAATAGAACAAGTAGAAAATATAAACATATTAAAAAAGTTATATTTTGATTTATACGTTCTACCAGACCCATTAGAAATTTCTTCATATAATAAACAAAACATGACTGATTTTCAACTAGAAAAAATGAAGGAAATAATTGCAGATATTACATCACAAATTCCATTATTTGATATATATAGTCAGAATATTTATTTAATACCGGGTAATAAAGTTTATTATTATGTTAGTGAAAAATACTATAGATTACCTAATCAAAAAATAGTAAATTATTTAGAAGGAGCGTATAAAAAAGCAGAAAATAGTAAATTAAAATCGAGATTAGAAAAGAATATTAATTTTATAAATAATTATAATTTAGATGGATTATATGATACATATTTAAAAGTAATTTATGAAAATTCAAATGAAATAGGAAAGAATATTACAACATGTAGAAGAGTAACGTATTTACCATATTTAAATTTATCACCATATTACACCAGAGCTGAAATTATTAACATGAGTTTAAATTTAAAATTAATAAAACCGGATAATGTGTATTATGATAATGAGAAATTAGATAATTTATGTATGAAATTAATAGAGAATGATATACCAGCTGATATTTTATTAAAGCATCAAATGTATGTAGAGAAGAATAATGCACAGCATATTATATATTATTATACATTTTACGGATCATTGTATTACAATCAATATTTAAGAAATGAAGGAAGTCATTATGATAAATATGTATCAAATAATGTGGATAGATTATTTGCATTAATTAAAAGGTCACCAGCATTTGATAATGATTATTATGTATATAGATTTATAACGAATGATGATTATTTAGAAGATGTAAAAGTAGGTAAGATATTCAAAGAAGAAAGTTTTATTAGTACAAGTCGAAATGCATTTTATGAGCCAAAAAACCATGTATTTGGAAATATATTGATTAAAATTAAATTACCTAAAAATAAAACAGGTATTGCATTATGTTTAGAAACATATTCATTATTTCCAGCTGAACAAGAAATTTTATTAGCACCTGGAAAACTTAAATTAATATCAATAGAAGAAAATAATTTTAAATATTATCATCCTGATATTAAAGCACAAAAAGAAATTAAAAAGAAATATGAATTTGAATATATTGAACCAATTGATAAACTACCAACTAAAAGAGTATTTGAAGATGAAATAAGAGAATTACCTGAAAATTTTCAATTAATAAGTAGTGATTACAATGAAAAGAATTTAGAATTTTATAGAAGTATTCCAATTATTAATGATTTACATTATTTTAAATGGGAGAATTATTTGTTTCAAGTATTTTATTTGGATAAAGTATCAGCATATTACAAGTATTATTTTATTTTAGAAAAAGAACCAAAACCAGAAGATATTATATTTTTAGTATTACAAGATGAAAAGACACAAGAAATCAACATAATAATAGAAATAGGAGAAATAATTAGTGTAAATTATTTACATAAATTTACAGGTGCAAAATCATTAAGAGATGATGAATTATTAAAAATAATACAAAATGTATCAGGATTATTTAAAATAAATACAGTTATAATTCATCCTAATTATAATAAGTTTGAAAACAAATTAACTAAAATACCAAAATACAGTTTGGACGAATATTATGAAGAAGAATTAATGAAATTTTCAGCAGATTTAACTACATACAATGAAGATATTTGGGATTATATATTAAACAAAAATATTAGATTCAAAAATACAAATATTATTAATAAAATGAATTTATTTACATTAGATAGATTAAAAAGATTACAACCAGATTCAATATTAAAAATAGAAGATACAGATGAATTATATAAGATATGGAAGAAATCAAAAATAAATAATGTATATGATTTCTTAATATATTTACAACAAAATTACTTTTATTTATTATCAATAATCATACCAAAGATTAATAAAGTAATTAATATGAATCCTTTTATATATGGATATTATGTATATGCAGGCAATAGTTATGGAGGTGATACTAATACGATAGAAGAAAAGTTTAAAAATAAATTAACGAATAAAAATGAAGAAAGGAGGAGAAGATAGTTTTAATAAAATAATTGAATTTATATTATTAAAATAAACAAATAACAATATATAGAGAAAAATGGATTCAAATTCTGAAAAATCCAAGACTAAACCGGATGCATTATATATGTCTGCGGAGGTCGAGAAATTATTTTTTCAGATATCTCCAAAAGATGAATTTGAAATTATAATTGATCCTAAGCAGATGAATATGACAAAATTTACAACATTATTAAAATATATTGGTTATCAAAAAACAAAGAATAATTTAGAAGTTATTAAAGAATCAATATTAGATGCAAACTTATCAGAAAATAATAATTGTTTTCGTATAAGTATCGTAGGAAAAGATAATATTCAATCTGTATTAAATAATCATTATCAAAAAAAGAATATTCAAGTTTATCATTCATTATTACAAGAAGCAAAAAATAATAATTATTCTATTATTAATAAAGTTAGAAAAGGAGTTATTGACCATAGTAAGTATCGTTGCAGACTTGCTACAGAAACACCTATTAATTCAAGTAGTATTAAATTAACAGATGAAGATAGACATAATATTGTTTTTAGATACAAACAACGTGCTTCATTAATTTTAGAAGATACTGAATTTGGTAAACTTAGATTAGACGTAACACAAGTTCAACAATCAAATCAATTATCGACATTAATTTCAAGTCCGATTATGTATGAAGCTGAGTTAGATTTATCTGCAACAAAAAAGATGACAGTAGAAGGTAAAAAAGTATTAAAAAAGATTACAGATACAATTCGTAGTATATTAGGAACATTACAAGGGTCCGAAATTATTATTACACAACAAGAAGAAACAACAGTTATTGATGAATATAAAAAACTTGTCTATGGTGAAAAAGTAAATGTACATCAAGATTTATATGGTATGCAATCTAAATCATTAGAATTAATTCCATTTTTAGATGTATTACCAAATACTTATACAGTAACGGATAAGGCTGATGGAGACCGTCATTTTTTATTTTGTCTAAATGATAGTGTATATTTAATTACAAATAATTTATCAGTAAGAAAATTAAATACTAAAGTAGAAAATGTAAATAATACACTGATTGATGGTGAAGTAATTTTTACAACAAACAAATTAATCTTTTTAGGATTTGATATCTTATTTGATAAAGGTATTGATATGCGTATTGAACCTAATTTAGCAACAAGATATTTACGATTAAAAGCAATGATGGAAATTATCAGTGATATTAAATATCCATGGATTGACTTAACACCTAGAGATAAATTTAGTATTGAAGGTCAAGTGAAATATCATGAGGAAAATATGGACAAGCATTATGAATTACTATCAAAAGTAGTAGATAGTAAGAAAAATAATATTATATTTTTAAAGTATTTTATTTTTCCAACAGGTGGAGATAAATCAGAGATATATGAATATGCATTATCAATGTGGAATAAATATACATTAACATATAAATTACCGTATAATTTGGATGGTTTAATTTTTACGCCGTTAAAACAAAAATATACAAGAAATTTGGATGAAATCAAGTATAAAATTTACAAATGGAAACCAAAAGAGAAGAATTCATTAGATTTGTATATTGAATTTGAGCGGGATCCTAAAACTCAAGATATTATTGTGGCATATGATAATTCTAATATTACAAAAGAAGATGATGAATTTGGGGATGCACCAGAAGCATCTGATACATTGTATCAAATTGCGAATTTATTTGTAGGAAGGAATAATCAGGAAACAAATTTAGAAATTCCAGTACCATTCAAAAAAGATGAGGGATTGAATCAAGCATATTTATATTTAAATGATGGAGTAGTAAAAGATATTGAAGGTAATATTATTCAAGATAAAACAGTTGTAGAATTTGCATATGATATTGGAAGTAACAATGAACCTAAAAAGAGATGGATTCCATTGAGAACACGTTTTGATAAAACAGAACGAGTACAGAAATTCAAGAGAAATTATGGTAATAATGACAAGATTGCAAATAGTATTTGGCAAAGTATGAATTTCTTAATTGATATGAGTGATTTTAAATTATTAGGAAATCCAGAAACACATTTAGAACATGCTAGTATGTTAAGAACTAAATTAACAGCAAAAGATATTGCAATTTATCGTGCCAATGATGCATATTATCAAAGACATACTGATATTGCAAGAGGTATGCGTGATTTCCATAACTTTGTAAAGTCTCAATATATTTACAATTATTGTGCACAATTAGAAGATAAAAAATTAGATGTATGTGATATTGGATTTGGTGAAGCAGGTGATATTCAAAAGTATTATCATGCAAAAGTTAAAACATTAACGGGTATTGATATTAATGCAGATGGATTATTTTCAGCAGGTTCGAATAGTGCGATAGGTCGTTTGAAAACATTTAAGAAGAAATTTCCAAACTTTCCTCCAGTAGAATTAGTGCATGCAAATTTTGGTATTTCATTATTTGATGTAGAAAAACATGCAAAAGGATTACCGAATATGACGGATAATAGTAAACGTACTTTAGCCAAAATAATTACAAAAAAGTATGATGTAATTAGTGCTATGTTTATGTTACATTATTTATTCAAAGATGATGATACAGTTAAAAATATGTTAGATAATTTAAAAATCTTGAAAGAAAATGGATATATGTTAGCATGTTTATTTGATGGTAAATTATTACATGATGAATTTAAGAAGAGAGAAAAGAAAATTATAGAAGAATATTACACAACTGAATCAGGAGAAAAAGAATTATTATTTACGATTAAACCAATGTATGATGTAAATGAAAAGAATATTAATAAGAATGGATTACCTATTTCGTATTATTTTGCAGGATTTATGGATGTAGGAACAGATCAGATAGAATATTTAGTGACACCTGAACATTTAATTAATACAATGAAGAAAGCAAATATGGAATTAGTAGAAACAGAATCATTTCAGAATATATTTGCATTGTATAAGGATTTCTTGTTTGATGCAGCGTCATATGATGCGAAGAAAGATACACAAGAATTCTTAGGTAAAGTAAAAGGATTTTATAATATGAATTTATCGATGAATAAAGCGGGATTTGAATTAACAAGATTGAATCGATTTTATGTTTTTAGAAAGAAATAAATTAATTTAAAAAATGAAAATAAATCAGATAAGAATTATTTATTATATATTAATATCTTGTAATATATAATGAACGTCTTTTTACTTCCTGAACTTCCTAAAACTACATTAGATGGAATTAAATCAACAGACGTAATTCCAAAACCATTGAATAGTAGTGGATATAATTATTATACCACCCAAACAAATGATGCTATTTTTAAATTAATAAATGAACCAGAAAATGTAAATAGAAAATTTTATTATATCATTGAAAAATTAGTATCTGATACACCAAATTATGAGAATAACATTGAAACAATATCAAAGAAATATTTTGGTGAAAAAGTAAGTAATGAATTTTTACAACTATGGGAACTTTTTAATACTTTTGACTTAATCACCAAAACTGTATCAACAAATGATAAAACAACAGAAGAAGTCTTTGATAAATTAAAAAAATTTGCAGATGTTAAAATAACAAAAAATAAGAAACTCAGTCATTTAGTGATGTTAAACGAAATTAAATTAAATAATAGTTTCGTTGCAGAGCTCGATATTAATAAAAAGATTACAAAATTTATTGATAATTTAGAAAATTTAGATAAACATGGTCATTTTATTGTGAAAGTACAAGAATTAATTTCTCCACCATCATTGAGTTTATTATATATGTTATCTTATTTATTTGAGAATGTATATGTATATCGTCCAGAATTATCATTGACTTTCACGGGTGAAAAATATATTGTATGTACAAATTATTTGGATAAGAAATTTAAATTTGATACTAAAAAAGATTTCTTAGATTTAGAAATGATCATACCCAGTGATTATATTTTTACTTTGAATATTATAAATAGATTTTTAATGCAAGAAGAATATATCATTAGAAATAAAATTCGTGCTTATATCAATAGTCAAAATTATTTTGGAGATGAATATCATGATGCATT